CCCCTCTGAGTAGGCTGACATACCTAGCCTATGGGTATGACCACAAACCACGCTCTTACCGGCCTTTTTGGCAAGATTTAGGGCAGTCTGTCCAGCGTTGGGATTCATGTTGCCTTCATCGCCATGAGCCAAGATCCAGCCCTTTTCAAATTCATAGAATTGCTTATGGAAAGTTATCCCTAAATCATCGAACTGCATGAACTTGGCGTATTGCAATTCGGGAAGGCTAATTAAGCCCGGCACTTTTAATAATGTGTTATAAAGTCTATCTGTGTGATTTGATCTAATTATGTGAGCTTCTTTAGAATGCTCGGTTAGCGCCCAAAGAATATCTTGAGTTGCCTTGCGATCATCGTCAAGGGTCTGCTGATAAGCCAAAGGTGTTTTCTCAGCCCATCGGCTAATAGTTTGAAAATCGATTTCATCGCCAACGCAAAGGACACTATCAAACCTCTCTCGCTTGGCTAACTTAATTACATTCTTTACAGCTACTTCATGGTGGTATGGGATTTGTAAATCCGAAATGACCAAGTATCGCTTAATCTTCATCCTCATCTGGAGTTGGAATAACTGGGATGATTCCCTTATCGCCTACGATCCAATCAGGCATTGATTCAGGATTATCCATTAGATAAAGTGCAACGCCCTCTGAAAATCCAGCCTTGCGTGCAGCCTTAAACATTTCATGCTTTGCAATATAGAACATGTCTAATTTGCTTATTTCAGGGGTGTGGCGAACTCGACGACGATTTACCTTTTTTCGTGTTGTTCGCTTTCGTGTGTTCGCCATAGCAGAAATTATCGCTTACTAATTAAGACGAATAGATCATCAACACGCGACTCAAGTCTAGTAATTTGATCTTTTATTGAACTTCCGCTATTAGGTTTTAGTTCCTGTAAATAGGATTTAATAACCCAGCGCAGACCCAGCAATAAACTTGTTGATACGGCGCATACGCCAACGGCTATGCCAACCCATTCGTTTGCTGTCATTTTTCGCTAAGACCATAATCCGCTTCGCTCCCCGACTTTGGATCAATTGCTTTGACAACAGGCGCGACAATTGCACCAAGTAGTGTTGCATAGGCTGGATGAATGTCAGCCACTATTGCTAGGGCAACTGTAATTCCACTAGCTGCCACAGCTCTTAAATATGACTTAATTGCTGCTTTGTGTTTTGCGGTTAGTTTCATTTAGTTACCTTTCAGTAGTGGGATATCGAACTTCTCGCCAGTTTGATTTGGCTTGAAAGAAATATGAATATGCTTATGATGGGGGTTTATGCCAGTATATTTTCTAAACTTCCATAATGATCTAGCACTAGCAATTTTGCCAGCATGGATTATGTAAGATATACGTTTATCTTTTTTTGCTGCGAGTCGAAGCTGATCTGCCAAATCATAACTAATCCCCTGTTGGTCAGATAAGCCAGCGTCAATGTCGATCGCGCAAACTTCTCCGTCAGGTCGTGGGTTATGATCGGATTTTCTAGATGAATGCTTACTATCCCCGATCCATCCATCAGCTTTCCTGCTCCGACCCATAAACGCTCCATTTATTTGGTCGCGTAATGTTTCAGCAGCTTTAGATAAAAATGGCTTCATTAGCCAAGTAACAATTGTGCTTCGTCAGCAGTTAAACCTAAACGATCAAGAATTGCTTGGCGCGCTACTTCTTTTTCTTCGGCTTCAATTTTCGCGTCTTTATCTGCTTTAACTCTTGCTTTATGATCTGCAAATTCTTCATCATTCATTTCACGATCAATAATTTCATTTGTTTCTGCATTGTGTATTCTTACAATTGGTCTGCTCATTTTAACTCACTCCATAGACTCGGACATTACCACCAGCAAAATTTGCACCAGCAGTAATATCAAATCGATCAACTGCGGAAGTGCTATTTAATACATTGTTTCCATAAACCTGAACCCAAGTTGATCCATCGGAAGCACCTGTGTTGATAAAATGTGCTTTTTTATGAGTAGTGTCGCTATATCTAGGTATAAATAATTGCATAAAAAATGGTTTATCAGATGAAGCATATAAAGTTCCAATATCAAATGAAGTTGGCTCATTGGATGTAATAGTTAAAGTCGAGCCAACATATTTAAGCCTATATTGATGACAAGCAGTACTGTTATTTAGTTTGTAAGTTAATGTAGAACTGGAACTTGCTTGATAAGCACCTTCAACTAAAATTAACAAATGTTTATAGGCTGAACTTATGCTTGATACAGTTACAGTTGATGATCCACTCATGGCGGTAGTTGATAATAATGTCTGACCACCAGCAGCTACAGTTGTCCATTCAGGAGCTGTTGCACCAGAGTTTACTGTTAATACTTGACCAGCAGTTCCAATTCCTAATCTTGTCATTGTGTCTGCTGCTGTGCCATAAACTAAATCGCCAGCAGTCGTAATTAAATCTATCGTTGGATCAACGCCCCAAGCAGGAACGCCACCTGATACTTTCAATACATTATTACTTGCGCCAATTCCTAATCTTGTGTTTGTATTAGCGGTAGAGGAACGATATTCAATATCACCAAGAGTTGTTGATGGGTTAAGATTCTTGGTTGTTGTATCAATTGCAGTTCCAAGCGAACGAATCGCGCTGGCTCCGTCCTTAACCAACGCAGAATCGTCAGGTGTTGTCCAGCTATAATTGGTAGTGGTTGCCATTTTATCCTTTTCCTATCAGGCTACTATTGTAGCGTACTCCCAAGTCAATGTTGGGTCTATTGTGTTCCAAGCCTCTGTTATTGGTGTGGTATTCCAACGCATCGCCACTTGGCTAAATGCGGTCGGTGAAACATTGATTGTTAAAAATAGCTCATTAAATCGCGTACTCCATGACCAGCCCTCAACATATCCTTGAAATGTACCACCTGATATTTGAGTAGGCAGATTTCTAATATCAACAGGCATTCCCATAAATACGGCTAATAGGTCATCTCGATCATTGTCATCAATTTCTGAGTTAGTGATTGGGAATGTTATGGATTGGAATGCTGGCTGTGGGTTGGCTCTTTGGTCAATATAGCGATCAGCAATAGCCTGAGCATCAACAGCACCTTGAACCCTAGAATTGATGGTTTCGGCTTTGTAGCCATATAAGGCAATTGAGTTAGCATCTGTAGCTGTAACCTGTGAATTGTAGTTATTGCCATAATTGATATATATATCATTTCTAACATCTGCTGAACGCATAATTGTTGAAAGGCCATTACCTAAAGCATGACCAGCATCTAGTTCAACATAACCATTTGTAAGCAGATAGTTTTGTCTGTGGTCTGCATCTGCATATCCAATGTTTCCATTGTTTGCTTCATAGATATAACCAAAGGCTGAATTAGCAATATCTGAAACAATATTGTAAATAGTATCTACTGTTTGAGATTGAGCAGTCATTGTATAAAGACCGGGTTGGTCAATATCGCCTAAGCCTAAATTAACTGCATTAGCCCAAGTTTCAGTTGCGTTGTATGTATTCCAAGTTGAAGCTGATGGCACATCATTCCAAGTTCCTAATAAAACACTTGATAAAATGCCATAAATCTGATCGCCGTCCTCATCTTGCGAAATATTGTCATCCCAAATTTCTTTGGTTAATTTGGCAAGTGAACCCATCGCCAAAATGGTGTATTGCACAACCCTAGCTGTTGCACCAGCATTTCTGACTGCAATAGTTACATCGGTAATGTCGCCACCAAATAAGCTCACATAAGATCCTGAACTATCTTTTACCTGTAAATCTAAACTGTCATTTATGTCAAAATCTAAAGTCTGACCATTTAAGGCAACCAAAGTAACTTGAATATAAGATGGAAGTGGCTGTTGGTAAATATCTGATCGACCTGCTTGATGTTGAACATCACTAATTGTTATGTCAGTATAATCAACCCCACCGACAGTTAATTTCCAGTCTGGTGTAAAAACAGTCATTATCTATCCCTAAGCGCGGTTACGCTTCTAGCAGCCTGACTATTTAATTGATTAGCAACAGCTCTGGCAGTTCCTTCAGGATCTAATGCACCTGATACATTGATAACTATGTTTGGATTGGCTGCTAATGTATTGCCTTGTTTTTCTAGCACCCTAAATTGTGCTTCTAAAGCATCAAATTGTCTTTGTGCAGCTGACTTACTTATTCCACCTGTTGCAACTTGGAATGTCAAATCTGTAAATTGATCTTGAACTTTTAACAGTTTATCTGCTAAATCTTTTAGGCTAGTTGCGCCAGCAGCTCCACCAATTCCACCTGCACCGCCGCCACCTGTGCCACCAATTCCACCTAATCCAGTAAATCCACCTGCTACACCACCACCGCTAGAACCAACACTTGCACCTGCTCCAGCTGCTCCTAATCCTGCAAACCCACCACCACTAAACCCACCACCACTCGCACCAATTGGACTTATTTTGCCAATATCTGCGCCAGTCTTTACTAGGTTAATTCCATCAATAACTTTATTGATTGCGCTAATGATAAAATTTAATACTGGAGTTATTGCTCCCACTATCTTACCAAAGGCATCAATAATTGCTGCTGCTGCCTTAGCACCAACATCAAGTAAAAATCCAAATACTGTTTGCAATATAGGAAAGACCCTATCTTTTAACAATACCCAAAATTCATTAAATGACTCTCTATTTCTATCAATAGCTTCTTTAATAATTCTAAAAGCATCTCTAAATTTATCAACTATTGGCGTGCCATACTCAAATATAAATCCAATAAGTCTTTCAATTACTGGAAGTAAAGCAAACCCAATAGTTTCTTTGGCTTCCTCAAATCCTATTTTTAGGCGATCGATACGACCTTGAAAGGTTTCAGCATTACGGCTAGCAGCTCCGCCATAAAGGTTTGAAAGTAATTCTGTTTCCTCACGGAATGATAATTGTTTGGCTTGAGCTGATGTAATACCAATTCCAAGTCTTGCCAATTGTGTATCTTGACCGCCATAGGCTTTAGATAGGGCTTCAGTAACAGCACCTAAGTCCTTGCCAGTTCCCTTTGAAATATCAATTGCTAAATTTAATAATTGTTGAGATTTAGTTACATCACCAGTTGCAACAGATAATCTTTGAAATGCTGGTCTTAAAGCATCATCAGCAATTCCTACTGCCAATGAAGTTTGGCTTATGTAATCCTCAGTAGCCTGTATTTGTGCATCTGTTGCCCCTGTGGCGCTTCGTAATGCGCTCGCTAACCTTAACTGTGCCTGCTCATCCTCTATTGCAGCCTTGACCCCATCAACGGCTAATTTGGTGGCATAGGCGGCAGCGGCAGCAGCAGCTACGGCAAATGCAGCAGCAGCCTTTTTTCCAAAGTCGCTTACTTTGTCAGAAAATCCTTTTACTTCGGTTTCGCCAGTTTTAAGACTTTTCTTTAATTCATCGACATCGGCAAGGATCGAGAGTTTGAGTGTGCGATTACCGGTTGCCATTATCCCCACTCCTTAAGAATACGATCGAATGCTGCTTCCCATTTATTAATTAATTCAGGCTGAATTCGACGAAGGGTTGGATAAATGAACCATCCGCGAGATCCACGACCCTGCCTTCCTGAATAACTAGGGAACTGTTTGAACTTATTTGAACCAAACTCAAGGCCACCCCATAAGGTTTGCGTAGTAGCACCACCTGAAAATTTCTGACTTGCAAATCCGTATCTGAATTCACCGATCTTAGATGACTTTGAGATCCTAACGCCATCCGCGACTCTAACAACTGCCTTGCCTGATTTAGTTCTTGTTGCAGCTGTTTGTTTAATTTCCTCTGATGCAAAATACGCCAGAGCAGCAGATTGACTTCTTGCTTCCTCTGTTGCTTGGTCATCCATCGCTTTGAAAGCCTTAAGAATATCGCGCAAGTCAGAGCGATTGTAAGCAATTGCTTCACTTGCCATTCCTCTGCTCCAATATCTCTAACGCTGTCATAATGTCATCTGCATCAACCCATTCACTCATTGGAATCTTTGTGGCTATTGCCAGTTGAACCAATAAGCGATTTAGGCTTCCTGCTGGGTGGCTTTTGGGTTTGCATCACCAACAATTACATCAGTAACTGTTTCACACCATGTTTCAAAAGGTTTGACTGCTTTACCAGCAGCTTCTCTTTTATGTGCATGGTATGCCAAAAACATTAAATCAGATATTCCCATTTTCTCTTGGGCTTGACCGATTGTGTTTCCAGTTGATTTTTCCCACTTTTGCCACTCAGGCGGTTGGGCAATATAAGTTGCTTGCTCGCCTGAGCTATATTCAATTGTGATTGGTAACTTCATTTTTTGCTCCCGTTTCTATTTCTTAACTAAATGATTCTGCTGGCACGCCAATTACTTGGAATGTCAAAGAAACTGTTTGTGCATCATTTCCTGCACCACCGGCTGATGGCCATGTTGGTAATACTTGGAAAGTGAATACTGCGCCTGATGCAGCTGTAAATACTGTGCTAATTCCTGTGTTTGGTGCTGACTCTGTTACGCCCCATAGAATCTCACATAGAGATCCTGCTGCGCCCCAGTCTGCCAACATTTCAACAGCAAGTGTGAAATCGTTATCGATAACTTTGTAGGCTTTGCCATCTAAAGTTTCGTATGTTTGGCGATTTGTTTCGCCAGTTAGAATTGCGCTTGTTGCTTGAGCATCGAAAGTGTTACCACCGATAGTGAAGGTAACATCTCTGCCCGTAATTACTGTGGTAGGCACTTGAACTCCTTAGATTGTTTGTGTGTAGTAGGTTGAAACATTGATGTCAGAAATCAACATTGTTGATGCTCCAACATTTTGGACTGTTGGTCTTTCGACCTCTCCGACAATATATCCATTTGGAATTACTGTCAGAATGCTCATTATTAATTGCTCGATATTATCGAGTGATGCGGGATTGCTGTTATATGCAACAACAGCAGAAATAGTTAAATTTATCTTTACTCTTACTTGACTTTTGCCAATTGTTTCAATTTCAAGATACGGTGAATCCGGTACAAAAACCACGCATGGGGGCATTGGACTCTCTGGTACATGATTATAGACATTTGCTGAAACGCTTGCTAAAGCTGTGGCAAGTGGTTGTCTAACGGATGCAAGAATTGTTGATACTGGCATTATTGACAAATACCTTCAGTATCGACATATGGCCCCAATATACCTACGACCCTACTGTAAAGCGATCTCCCGATCCTGTATGGCGTACTGGCAAAATCGACACCCTCAATTTGTCCACCAGCTGCAATTCTTGATTGGAATACTTCTACCGATACAGCAAAAATCGCTGATCGAACTGATTGATTTCCAACATAAGTAGATGCTCCAGATAAGGTAGCAACTCCGCTTGGAATTACATTTGCTTCAACTACATCTGCATTTGTGATTGCTGCACTAAAAGTTGTGTCTGTTAAATTATCATCTAATACTGTGCGAGTTCCATTGTAAGGACTCAAGCATCCAGTAATAATTACTGATTGACCTTCAGTAAATTCATGCACGCCAACAGTTGTAAATGTGGCGATGTTATCCTGTAAAACTGTTTTTTGAATTGAACTCTTAAATGTAACTAACATTGGCAAAATAGTGTTTTCGCTAGTGTCTATTATGCCATCTAGATATGTGTCATTATAGAGAGCGGAAGATACCCCAAGCACGGCTCTTAACTCGGTGGCCGAAATAATGCTAGGCATGAAATACCTTCCTCTCTACTCTCCCTTAATGGATGCCTAGGATCGGGAGCAACCCTAGGCACTCAATTAAATTAAGCTACTGTTAGTTTGCGGAATGCAGTTGGGTAACGATTAACTGCACAAACATAACCATAAAGACCGATTTCCACCTGTCCTGTGTTTACGATATTGGCACGCAATTCAAATTGTGCACTCTCATGGAATCTCATAGCTGCTGAAGGATAAACCAAAGCAAACTTGTCGCCTGTGTAGTTAGGATCTACAACAAGTGAAAGTCCTGCGACTGTTCCTTGTGTTGAACCTTGTGTAATCAATCCACCTGCATTTTGTGGAACTGCTGCTGCAAATAGTGGACGATCGTTTCCATCCTCAGCACCAAGCAAATCTGCATAAGAGATTGTTCCAGATGCGGTTGGGTGAACTACTAAGCGGTTTGGTGTGAAACGCATAACTCCATAAGAGTCTGCAATTCCATCTGCAATTGCTTTGTAAATTGATGAACCAGATGATCCAACTGCTGTATCGCGTGCAAGACCTAGTGCATAAGCATCTGTCTTTTGTGCGTATGATGCAGCTAACTCACGAACCAATAGATCTAAGAATGATGGGTCAGACCTGTCGAGTAGCTCAACGTTGACTCGGTTTGCGCCAAAAAACTTGACTATTGTATTTTCTTGAAAGGTGACTGCGGTGTCTTGTGATGCTGCTTCTACACCCTCAGCAGTTTCGCCTACGATTGCTTGCGCTCCTAATACAGGGGTATAAATTTTAAGCCCAGTTGTAGGAAGCGGTGCTCTTTCTATGCTATCAATAAACGGTCTTGATGAATCAATAATTCCAATTACATCACGAAGGTAATTTGGTGGAACCATTCCTGTGTTCTCAGTTGTTGTTGCAATTTGTAATGCAGCAACTAAATCGCGTGCATCTGTATCGCCTTGAATTGCACGAATTTGTGCATTTACATATTGTCCGGCTGTAACATTTGCATCAACGCGTGGCTTTGTGTATGCCATGTATTGAGCAGTTACAACTGGAGCTTGTGCCGCTTCTACCGCTTCGGTCGCGATAGGAGCTTCAGA